TTTTATCCACCAGTACTGCCAGCGCGTATGGGCATGGTGGGTCGACGCCTGTGCATTGTCGGGGGCGATGCCGATGCCGGATTTCCACCGGTCGAGGCGTCTCTTCCTGCGCGTGCGATGGGTGCCGCAGGGGTGGCCGTACATCCATCCGGTGCAGGACGTGAACGCGCAGAAGCTGGCCATCCGTGCCGGACTCACGAGCCGTTCCGCCTCGATCCTCAAGCAGGGCGAAGACCCGGAGCAGGTTGACGAAGAAAACGCGGCTGACAACGTCAGAGCCGACCGGCTCGGCCTGCAATACGACACCGACCCGCGCGATCGCGATATGGCGGGTGATTTACCAACATGAATGCAGGAAACCTCGATGAAGAATCGTAAGTGGTGGGACATCAAGGCGCTGACAAACGCGCAAGGCTCCGCGGTTGCCGAGATCCGGATCTATGACGAGATCGGCTTCTGGGGCACGGACGCCAAAACGTTCGTGTCGCAGCTCGACGAAGCCGCAGCGAGTGCTGCGGAGGTCGTGGTCGCAATCAACTCGCCCGGTGGCGACGTATTCGATGCTTTCGCAATCTACAACGCACTGCGCCGGTATGCGGGCCGCGTGACCGCCCGCATCGACGGAGTCGCGGCATCTGCGGCGTCGCTCGTCGCGATGGCCGGCGACCGCATCGTGATGCCGGAAAACGCCATGCTCATGATCCACAACCCGTGGACGGTGGCACTCGGCACCGCGTCGGATCTGCGCGCGACGGCCGACTCGATGGACAAGGCACGCGACGGCATCCTCGCAGCCTATCGCAACAAGAGCGGCAAGACCGACGAAGAGCTGACCGCCATGCTTGACGCGGAAACGTGGATGACGGCTGCCGAAGCGAAAGAGGCCGGTTTTGCCGACGAGATCGAGGCGCCGGTCAAGCTCGCCGCGACTGCCCGTGCGGCCGATCTGCTCGCCCGCTTTCAGAGTGCGCCGTCGTCAGTGCAGGCGCTTGTCGACGACACCTCCGCGACAACGGCGGGAACGGTGCCGACCAACCCAACCGAACCCGCCGCGCCGGGCTCGAATTCTCCGCCGGCAGTCGTCCCACCTTCGCCCGCGCCGCAGGATCCGAGCCCGGTTGCCGTGCGGGAGGAGCCAGGTGTGCTTGCCGCCCATGTGTTTAACGCCTGCAGGGCAGCAAACCTGTCGGCGTGTGCGGAAAGCATCGTGGCGCTGACCGCGCTGAAAGATCGCGCAACGATCGATGCGGCGATCAGCAACGCTGCGGATATCGCGGGCCTGTGCTTCGCGGCGAAGCTGCCGGAGCTGACCGCGCAGTTTGTAGGCGACGGGCTGAATCCCGATCAGGTGCGCGCGCGGCTGTTCGATCGCGTCACCCAGGCGCAGCCGCGCGTCAATAACCGGCAGCAGCCGGGCCCGGACGACGCGGGTGGATCCCCGCAGGGTGCGAAGCCGGGTCCGAAAGCGTCGTCGATCTATGCCGCTCGCAAGGGCGGCAATGGTCACCCCAAGTCACTTTGATAACGGCCCATCGGGGCACACGGAAGGAGCTGCTGTATGACCACCATCAAAACCCAGGGCATGAATACCCGCGAGTTTCTCCTGTCGGAAGGCGAGGGCCGTATCTCGCGCGAGCAGATCATCGTCGTGAAGGGTGACGCACTGCCGGCCGGGCAACTGCTTGGCACGACCGGCACTGGCGAATACGCGCCGTATAACAACACGGCAACCGATGGTTCCGAAATCGCGACTGCGATCCTGTATGGGCCGCTGCCTGCGTCCACTGATTCGCGGCCGGCGATCGGCATCGTGCGTCTCGCAGAGGTTGCGCAGGCGTGCCTCACGGGGCTTGATGCCGCGGCCCGCAGCGATCTCGCTGCGCACTTCGTGATTGTGCGCTGAACGCGCGCTCGCGTCGCATCCAGTGACCGTCGCATCGTTGCGATGGTTGCATCAGAAATACTTCAGGAGAGTTCCTATGGCGGACATTACCCTTCTCAACGACGACGCGTTCTCGCTGTCGTCGCTCAGTGCAGCGATCAACGAACAGCCGCAGGTGCCGAGCCGGCTCGCGACCCTTGGCCTGTTCGAGGAAGAGGGCATCACGACCACGGTGGTGCAGATTGAGCGCGACGGCGACACGCTGGCACTCGTGCCGACCGGACAGCGTGGCTCGTCCGGCACGGTCGTCGTCGGCAGCAAGCGCAACATGATCCCGTTCAACACCGTGCACCTGCCGCAGCGCGCGACGATCGGTGCCGATGAGATCCAGAACCTGCGTGCATTCGGCTCCGAAACCGAAATGGAAGCCATCCAGACCGTCATCAACAAGCGCCTCGCGAAGATGCGCCGGCAACTGGATGCGACGCACGAATTCCACCGCATCGGCGCCGTCAAGGGGCTGATTCTCGATGCCGACGGCAAGACGGTCGTGGCCGATCTGCTCGACCGTTTCAACATCAAACAGACGGTGATCAGTTTCGAGCTGGGCAAGGCCGACACCGAGATCCGCATCAAGTGTGCGGATCTGCTCGACACGATCGAGGACGCGCTCGGCAATACGCCGTTCAGTGGTGTGCGTGTGCTGTGCGGTCGCAACTTCTGGAACCGCCTCATCGGGATGAAGGCGATCAAGGAAACCTACCTCAATACCGCGATGGCGTCGGCGCTGCGTGGCGATGCCCGCGACACGTTCGAATTCGGTGGCTGCACGTTCGAACGTTATCGCGGTCGTGTCGGCGACATCGGCTATGTGGCCGACGACGAAGCGTGGGCCGTGCCGGAAGGCGTATCCGAGCTTTTTATCACGCGGTTTGCGCCGGCGGACTACATGGAAACGGTCAACACGAATGGCCTGCCGTACTACGCGAAACAGGAACTGATGGACTTCGGCAAGGGCGTCGAGCTCGAGGCGCAATCCAATCCGATCCACCTGTGCACGCGTCCGAAGGCCGTCATCAAGCTGACGGCCTAACGGACGCACGGGAGCACATATGGCGTTCCGCGACCTCGTCGTGGATCTCGACGCTGCGGTAGTCCGGGATCTGGCAGACGACGACATCACGGTCGACGGCGTGCCGGTGCCCGGCATGTTCGCTGCTCCCTGGCTTGGTCCGGATCTTGGACACCAGCGAACGCAGCTCGATCATCCGCAGGTAAGCGTACGTGATGCTGACGCGACCGACATTCGTGAGGGCAGCATCGTCGATGTCGGTCGTGACAGATATCGTGTTTTTGAACTGCAGCCGGATGGCACTGGCTGGACCGTGCTGTTGCTCAGGGGGTGATCATGGACAGACTCAAGGTCGAGATCGACATCAAGGGCGTGACCGCCGCACTTGAGGGGCTGTCCGCCGCCGCCATGCAGGCCGCGTGGCGGCGCACGCTCCGCAAGACGGCAGCATGGATCAAGAGCCAGACGGGTAAGGAAGTCTCGGCCGCGACCCGGATCCCGCAAAAGGTCATCAGAAGCCGGATGTACTTTTTCCTGCGTTCGGCCGATACGGGAAAGGTCTGGCTGGGTCTGAATCCCGTAGAAGCTCACCGTATCGGCGCTGTGTCACGGACGAACAAGGGCATGCGCGCAGGGCGGTTGACGTTTGAAGGCGCATGGCGCCAGACGAAGGCGAAGCCGGACGGTCCCCTTTATCGTCGAACGGGTAAGGCCCGTACACCGTTCGAGGTGGTGACCGTCGACTGGTCGAAGTCTGGCGACCCTGCATTCAGGCGTGCCGCGCAACTGTGTGAAGCGCGGCTGATGACGATCCTGAAGCAGGAAGTGAACTACGAAATCCAGAAGGCGTTGGGAAAGATCAACAGCGGGAAGATCAACCGTGCTCGATAACCTCAAGACACTTCACGATGCGATCGTAAGCGGACTGCGCGCAAAGATCGTCCACATGGAATTCATCGACGCGTATCCGAAGCTCGGCAGGAAGATCCCGACGCCGTGCATTGTGATCGAGCTGTCGGAGATGGAGCCGGGACATGACCCCGGTACGGGGCAGACCTCGCTGATCGGGCGCTTTCAGGCTCGTGCGATTTTCGACCCGCTTGTCGATGGCGCAGACCTCGCGGTGCGCGAACTGGCTGCGCGGATCGCGAAGGCGATCCATGCCGAAACCTGGGACGTGCCAGTGACGCCCGCGAAACTGGTGCAGATCGCAGAAGACCCGTTCCGGCCGGAGCTCGACGTGTATCTCGTCTGGCTGGTCGAGTGGACGCACGAGTTTGACCTCGGCGAAGTCATGCCGCCGTTTCCGCCTGATGGTGCAGTGGTCGTGTGGGGTGTCGATCCGGCAACGGGTCAGCAGGCCGCTTACTGGAATCCAGCGCAGGATCAGCCTGGTGTTGTGGGTACCTCGATATGAGCGACTACGACATTGGCGAGATCGACCGGTTGATCGCGAGCATCGTGCAGGCCGGCGTCGTCGACAGCGTCCAGTACGAGCCACCGCGCTGCAGGGTCCGCAATGGAGAGTGGGTGAGCGCGTTGTTGCCCTGGAAGACCTTGGCGGCGGGGCGGGTGCGCACGTGGTGCCCGCCGTCGGTGGGGGAGCAGGCGATCGTGCTGGCCCCATCGGGAACGCTGGCAGGTGCCTTTGTGCTGGCCGGCTTCTACAGCGATACGCATGGCGGTGCAAACGGTGCGTCGGCCAGCGTGACGGCAACCGATTATCCGGACGGTGCGCATGAGCACTACGACCATGACACGCATGAATACGTGTTCTCGGTGCCAGCAGGCGGTCGTATCGTATTCCGTATCGGCGGCACGCAGATGGAACTGACGGCTGCCGGCATCACGCAGACCACGCCGAAGCTGCTTGTCGATGCGCCGGATTCGACGTTCACCGGAAACAGCACGACGGCGAAGCGGCTCTCGTTTCTTGGCGGCATGACAGGCAAGAACACCGCAGGCGGAGCGGCGTCGACGATCGATGGTGATGCTGATTTCACCGGCAATGTGACCTCGAAGGGCAAATCGTTGCCGCATCACACCCATAGGGAACAGGGCGACGGCGCGCCGACCAGCGAACCACTGTAAGCGTAGCACCGGTCTGTAAATAGTAACTTTGGCCTCGCATCGGTGCGGGGCTTTTTTCATTCTGGAGCATGGATATGCCGAAAGACAATGAAGCCATTGGTTCGCCACAGGCCGCTGCGGTGTCCGCTGTGGTGACATTTCGCGACAAGGTATACAGGTCGCGTACGGTGGTGTTTCAGGATGGCGACGCATTAACTGTCGAGCGAGGCGTCGTCGCTGTGTCAAAGCCCGAACATGTCACCTTTCTCATTCAGCATGCCGACTTCGAGCGTGTCGATAGGAGTGCCTGAGCATGGAGGCACTGATCGGCATGGACCGGCGCACGGGTATGCCCATCACGGGGATTGCTCACCTGAAGCAGAGCATCGGCGACATTCTGTCGACCCGCAGGGGCACTCGCCGCGAACGTCCTGAATACGGTTCCGACATCCCACGGATGGTTGATCTGCCCGTTACGCGTGGGTGGATATCGACTGTACAGGCGGAAGCCGCGCGTGCGGTCGGGCGGTGGGAACCGCGTATCAGGCTGTCGCGCGTCACGGTGCTGTCGGTCCTCGACGGTAGTGTGACCTTCAGGATTCAGGGCGTCTACATGGGCGATGAAATTCTGTTCGAGGTGACGACGTGACAACCATTGATCTGACCGCGATTGACCCGCCAGATGTGGTCGAGACACTCGACTTCGAAGAGGTCTATCAGGACTTGCTCGGACACTTCAAAAGCATTTATTCAGACTGGAATGCCGCACTGGAATCCGACCCCGTGGTGAAGCTGATCGAGCTGGCGGCATATCGTGAGGTGCGCTTCCGGGCACGCGTGAACGATGCCTCGCGTTCGGTGATGCTCGCTTTTGCAACGGGTGCTGATCTTGAACATCTCGCGGCGCTCTTTGGGATCAAGCGCCTGGCGATCAAGCCGCCAGACCCGCCAGGCGACGCGGAAAGCGGCGATGAGGTGCTCAAGGAAAAGGACGACGACCTGCGGGTGCGTACGCAACTTGCGCCGCAAGGCTATTCGGTGGCGGGTCCCGAGGGTGCCTACAGGTCGCATGCGTTGAATGCCGACGGTCGTGTGCTTTCGGTTTCAGTGACCAGTCCGGCCCCATGCGAAATCGTCGTCACGATCCTGTCGCGTGAGGGCGATGGCACAGCCAGTGACGAACTCATCGAAATCGTGACGAAAGCGCTGCGTTCCGATGACGTGCGACCGCTCGCCGACAAGGTCACAGTGCGCAGTGCGGAGGTCATTCGGTACCAGATCCGCGCGACGCTTAAGTTCTTTGCCGGTCCTGACCGGTCGGTTGTGCTCGCCGAGTCCAGAAAACGTACGCAGCAGTATGCCGATGACATGCACCGGCTGGACATGGAAGTCACCACCGATGGTCTGCATGCCGCGATCCGCGTCGCCGGTGTGCAGAAGGTCGTTCTTGAAACGCCACCTGACGGCATCAAGGTCACGAAGCAGCAGGCAACGTTCTGCACCGCGATCGAGCTGATCGACGGGGGCGTGTATGACGGGGGATCCAATGAATAGTCTGCTGCCGGCCGGTCTGCTTCCTTCCAATGCGACGCCACTCGAACGAAGCATCGCGGCGACCAGCGCTCGTAGCGCCGACATCCCCGTTCCGCTCGCCGACCTGATGAACCCGGACACGATCCCGCTCGCACTGCTGCCGTGGCTGGCCTGGCACCTTGGCATCGACACGTGGAAAGACTATTGGCCCGAACAGGTCAAGCGCGCGCGCGTGAAGGCGGCGATTCCGATCGCACGCAAGAAGGGCACCGTTGCTGCCGTACGCGAAGTCATCGCGACATTCGGCGGAAATCTTGCCCTGCGCGAGTGGTTCGAGATGGACCCGCCGGGAAAACCCGGTACGTTCGAAATCGTCATGACGGTAAGCGCGCGTGACGGATTGCCGGCGACGGCTGCCTTTGTCGCCGACATCATCGCGGAGATCGAACGTTCCAAGCGCGCGAGCGCGCACTACACGTTCACTCAAGGTTTTGAGATGCAGGGCACGCAGCGTGTCGCGGCGGCAGTACGGCCGGCCCTGTATCGACGCCTCTCATTGACCGATAGATTCACGGATATCTGACACATGGCAGGAAACCTCATTACTGTCACTGACGCAGGGCGCGAAGCGCTTGTCGCCCCTGGCAACGCGGGCACCTCCGCACACAGGATCGTCGAGATCGGACTCGCAACCGCCGCTTTTGTCGCTGACAGATCGATGAAAGCCTTGCCGAACGAGCGCAAGCGCATCACGACGTTTGCCGGCGAAAACGTCGCGCCCGATACGATTCATGTGACGTTGAAAGACGATACGGCTGACCAGTTCACGCTGTACGGGTTCGGCCTGTATCTCGAAAATGGTGTGCTCGCGGCGGCCTACGGGCAGACCACGCCGATCATGGAAAAATCGCCGCAGGCAATGGTATTGCTGTCGGCCGATGTGCAGTTAACCACGATCGACGCGGCGCAGCTTGTGTTCGGCGATGCGTCATTCACGAACCCGCCGGCGACGACCGAACGGCAGGGCGTAGTCGAGCTGGCCACGCAGGCCGAAACCGACGCCGGCAACGACGACACCCGCGCCGTCACGCCGAAGACAGCGGCAAAGCGCTATGCAGCGCTCACCGGTGCGTCGTTTATCGGTGACGTGACCTTTACTGCAGGCAAACGTCTGTTTCTCGACGAAGGGAGCGCCTCCGCACCATCGCTGACGTTCACCAACGATGGCGCATCAGATACGGGCATCTATCACGTCAACGATGGTTCGTTCGGGATTACGTGCAACGCCGTGCCGACGGTGACTTTCTCGCCGACCGGCACCGCGTTCAATAAGGCCGCGACAGGGCCGACCCCGGCCGCCGGCGACAGCTCGACCTTGTACGCGACGACCGCATGGGTGACGTCCGCGATCGCCTCAGCATCGATCGGGCAGATCGTCATGGAGCCACGCACATCCGCACGCGCGGGTTTTCTCAAGGCTAACGGCGCGTTGCTGAACCGAGCGGACTATCCGGCCTTGTGGGCCTATGCGCAGGCGAGCGGCGCGCTTGTGACCGAGGCGGCGTGGTCAGGCGGGAGTTGGGCGTGTTTCTCCGGCGGCGACGGCGCATCGACGTTCCGCATCCCGGAGCTACGCGGCGAACACTTGCGCTGCTGGGATGACGGGCGCGGCATTGACGCTTCGCGGGCAATCGGTTCATGGCAGGACAGTCAGAACCGCTCTCACGCACACGGGGCCAGTTCGTCGGCCATTGGCGATCACCTCCATAGCGCCTGGACGGACGCGCAGGGATGGCACGGCCACCACGGCGGCACGTCGTGGGTCGGCGACCATCAGCACGGTTTTTCGCAGCCCGTGCCGCTGAGCACTAACGACACTGATCGCGGCAGTCTGAATAGCGGCTTTTCACTAGACAACCCGGTTATGCCGGTGACCGGATGGGCGGGCGGCCATGCCCACTCGTTCGATACAGACGGCGCCGGCAATCACGGCCACAACGTAGGCATCGGCTCGGCCGGCGCACACGCACACACCATCACTGTCAACGCTGACGGCGGCGCTGAGGCACGCCCGCGCAACATCGCCTTGCTCGCCATGATCCGCGCTTATTAACAGACGCCATTGAGGACCACCACACGATGCTGATTCACCAATACGACGCCACAACGGGCCAGTACACGTCTAGCCGGCTCGCTGACTCCGATCCGTTGAATATGGGCCGCTGGCTCGTGCCGGCATTCAGCACTACCGACGCGCTACCGGAACGCAAGCACCTCGAATGGCCGTTCTGGCGCGACGGCGCATGGAAGCTGCTGCCCGACTATCGCGGCCGGATGCTCTACCGGCAGGACAACGGCGAAGCGGCCGAGATCCTCGCTGCCGGCACGACACCGGCCGAGCATGGCTTGACGGAAACGCGGCGTCCCTCCGACGAGTACGCATGGCGCGATGGGCAATGGTCAATCGACCCGGTCGTGATCGCGACAAAGGTCCGCGCGGCGGCCATGGCCGAGTTTGATATGCGTATGAATCGTGCCCGGGCGATGAACAACGGCAAATCCGATGCCTATGCGGCGGGCCTCCTGTCAGTCTCCGATGCCTACTATTTCCGGGCCTGGTCCGCGTATCAGCTCGACCTGGTTCGAGCCATCCAGGCCGAAGGGTTTCCCGAAACGGTGAGCTGGCCGGCTGACCCGATGCCGTTCGAAGAAGCCAGTGCGCCGGCGATGGCTGAGTTTGACCGACGCATGGCAATCGCGCTGGCGAAGACAGACGGGAAAGCGGACGCCTACGCGGCCCGCACGCTGCTGGCGAAGGAATTTTATGAGTATCAGGTCTGGACGGCCTACCAGGAGGCGCTCAAGCGTGCGATCACGCGCGAGACGTTCCCCAACGCTGTTGTCTGGCCCGATGAACCCGCGCCATACGATCCACCGCCGACGCCGGTTCTGGAAACCCCAACAGCGCCAGCCGACGATTCGCCGAAGGCCGAGCACGTTCCGACCGTCTGACGCCGTATCCCCCACCGATGACCGCCCCGAAGAGTGTTTCGGGGCGGTCTTTTTTTTGGAGAGACTTAATGGGTGCAACATCGTTTTTTCATGGCGTCACCGTCTCGCTGGTCGACTCCGGACCGCGCACGATCGCCGTGCCGAGCTCGTCGATCGTCGGCATGGTCAACACCTACACTCCGGGCGCAGATCTGGCGTCGCCGAACGTGCCTGTCCAGCTTACGAGCTACCGGGAGGCGGTCGCGGCGTTCGGCGAGCG